AGCTAGCCCGTCAATCTGAATTGCTCGGCAAGTTAAAAACATCAATGGTGTCTGCCTACGCTCAAAGATCTGGAAAGAGCGAAGATGAAATCAAGGGCATCCTGAAAAACGAAACATATTTGAACGCTCAGCAAGCCGTAGAAATGGGGCTTGCGAAGAGAATCGCCGGACAGCCGGTGATTGGGCGAGCGTTCGCGAAAGTAAAGAACATGCCGCACGGAGTTGTTGCAGCCCTGTTCGGGGCGGGCTCAGGCGGTGACAACGACTCAAAGAAAGGCAAAACCATGCCAGAGTCAACGCCAGTTGCCGCCACTCTCCAGGAGATCAAAGCGGCGTTTCCGAAAGCTAAAGCAGAATTCGTCGTCAGGTGTCTTGAGCGATCTTTGCCCATGGCATCAGTCGCGTCTGCGGCCATCGAAGAAATGATGGCAGAGAACGAACAGTTGCGGGCAAAGTGCGTCGCGATGGAAGAGGAAATGGCCAAAGCCAAAGCGATGGATTCCGACACCGCCACCGAAGGTGATGACGAAGAAGAAATGGCCCCAGCGGCCATGGAAGACGAAGAAAAGAAACCAGAAACCAAAGCCCGAGCAGGCGTGCGGCCAGTGGCTAAAGCTCGCACCAGCGGACCATCTGCCCGTGTTCGGTGGGATCAGGCGGTCGATGCAGCAATGGCAAAGACCGGCAATAACAAAATGAAAGCGGTTGCACTCGCTAACCGCAACAATCCTGGACTTCGCGAGGCGTATCTCGCAGAAGCAAACGCTCGCTGATTGGCGACGTGATTTTCAATCAATCAAGCATTCTTCTGTGAGGACGAAATAGCATGAGTCAGTTTAACGATACAGGTTATGGGACGGTGACACTGTCGGCCACTGTGGCACAGCACCTGCGAGTTACGCCAGCGGGAGCCGTCGGAGTTCTGACTACGCCGCCGTTTGGCACGGCTCGCGTGGCGGGTGTGAGCGGTGACACGGTTGGTGTCGTGTATGCGAACAAGCAGGGGACGGCCAAAATGGTTGCCTCAAAATCGATCGCCGCAGGCGTGAAGGTGTATTCCACAGCTGCTGGCAAGGTGACCGACACCTTCGCCTCGACTGGCTTCATCGAGGGCATCGCCCTTGAAGCGGCCGGAGCCGATGGAGACATCATCGAAGTCCTGCGAGTACCAAGCTCCTTCACCGGAGCATAATGAAGCCCGATGCGTCTCCCGGTGGAGGTGGCCACTGAAACCGGGAGGCTTTTTACCAGGTTCGTTTCATCGCGTTGCATCGGGAAGAAAGAAATGCAATGCCAGCCCCGTCCAGTAGCTTAGCTACACTGCGGCCAGATTTGGCCACGTTCCTCGAATTCGATTTGGAATCTGAAAAGGCCGGATACATCGCCACTCAGGTTTTCCCTGTGGTTGATGTGCAGAGTCAGGCCGGTAACTTCGGGAAAATCCCGATTGAACAGTTGCTGCAGCAGCGAAGCACAAAGCGTGCTCCAGGTGCCGGGTATGCTCGCGGCAATTGGACTTTTGATAAGGCTGTCTACGCGACGGAAGAACACGGAGCGGAAGAACCCGTTGATGACCGTGAAGCGAAGATGTACGCCGAGTATTTTCAGGCAGAGCAGATCAGCACCATGCGTGCTTTTTCCTCGGTCTTGCGAAATGCTGAACAGCGAGTTGCCGACGCAGTGTTTAACACGTCCACATGGACGGGCTCAGCACTGACGACCGCCATCACGCATGAATGGGACGACGCGACAAACTGCGTTCCACTCACCGACGTAGAAGCGGCTGTGCAGAAGATTTATGACAACTCTGGTCTGTGGGCGAACGCTCTTGTGATCAATCGCAAGGTGTTCCGAAATCTCCGCAACAGTGCGCAGGTAATCGACCGCATCGAAAGTGCGGGAGCAGGCTCTGCGACAAAGGCGTCTGACATCACTGTGCAGATGCTCGCGGCAGCGTTTGACCTCGATTACATCATCGTCGCTGGAACCAGCAAGAATGGTGCCGTCGAAGGTCGCACAGCGTCTCCAACGCAGATTTGGTCTGGGGAATACGCGATGGTCTGTCGAGTGTCGGCGAGTGCTGACATGCGTGACCCTTGCATCGGGAGAACCTTCCACTGGGCTCAGGATGGATCCTCTATCGGTGGCACGGTCGAAAGCTACCGCGAAGAAGCGATTCGCGGCGATGTGATTCGAGTGCGTCACGATGTGGACGAAATCGTTCTCTACCCAGAGGCCGGGCACCTGCTCAGCAATATCACAACTTAAGGTTGATTCGTGCCGACGACATTCGACTCACACTTTGCATCTGCAGGGTTTCCGATGCTGCTTTCGCAGTTCGGGGAGTCGGTTGTTTATTTTCCAAATGGCGGCGGGAGACGTCCGATTCTCGCCATTATCGAACGGAACCCGCCCGCCATTTTTGACGCTTCCGGAAATGCTGTTTTACCGACAGCGACGTTACGAGTTTACAACTCCTGCCGCTCCGGTATCGCGTCTCAGGAAATCAATATCGGCAAGGACGAAATTGAGTTCGTGTTGAAAGTTGGGCAAACGCTACCGAAACGTTTTTCCTTTATGACTCTTGTGTCGCAAGACTCTGGGGTCTGTCAGTTGGCGGTGATCTAATGTCTGAACCAGTGGTCGAACGAATTATGGCGAACGTGCGCACCCGAATGGCTGCGGCGTTCGACAATGCGTATCGATCAACTCAGGTCGCTACATGGCAACCAAAGGATCTGGTAGTGCATGTGCATCAGGGATCTCTGACACCGAATGCGGAAATGAGCTGTCCCGGTAATCCACCGGCTACGGCCTATGATCTAGAGGCGATCGTGGCGGGAATTGTGAAGCCGTCAGATACGAGCACGATCGCAATTGACACGTTTCGTAATCGCATGGGCGCGGACATCATCAAAGCGGCCACGGATGCAGTGCTGTGGCATCAATGGGGCGGGTTAGCGATTAACACGACTCACGGACCAGTGGAAGAGTACACCGAAGAGACTGGCGGAATGGCGGGTGTGATGGTGCGGTTCACGATCACTTTTAGAGTAGATGAGGACGACCCGTATCAGGTGCGGACATGATGCAGGTGCAGATTGATCAGCAGCAGATTGAAAAACTCATCACGGCCAGCATCGCGGCGGGGAAGAAGTTCAAAAAGGAACTGGCTGCGGCAATCAATCAAGTGTCGAAAAAAACACGGCTAGAAATGGGCCGAGAAATTCGTGAGCGAGTCGTAATCAAAAAAGCAGATTCGGAAAAACACCTGAGCATCAGATTGTCGGCCACTGAGGCGAATCTATCGGCTGTGGTGAGGCTCAATAAAACACCCCGGTTAGGGTTGAGGCATTTCGGAGCGAAGCAAACAAAAAAGGGCGTGACCTACAAGATCTCTAAGGTGGGCGGCAGAGGGTTTATTCAGGGTGCCTTTATGGGGCCAAAGCCCGGTGCAGTAAAGACATCGTGGAAGGGAAATGTGTTTCAGCGGTTGGGTAAATCACGGCTGCCAATCGTGCAGAAAAAGGGCGTTTCCACGTGGGGTGTATACGTCAAAAACAAGTTGACGATTCCACGCACCAAAATCATTGAAGATGAACTCCGCAAGCAGATCGATCGTCGAATTAACCTGAACGTACTCCGCGCAAGTGGTCTCGTCAAAACATAAGGGAAAGAACTCATGCCATTGCTACGACGTCGCGCGGTATTCGCTGCAAAGACGGAAACGACGATTGGAACAGCCGAATCACTGACCGGTGCTGAAGGCGTGTACAACGCTCGCGACTTCATGATTCAGCCCAACGTCGCATTTACTCGGCGTGAAGGTCAGGGCGGGTTCAACTACCTGACCAGCATTGCGGAAGGCATGACAGGCACCTGCACGATCATTCACGATCTGACGTACAACGGAACGGACATTCCGAACTGGGCCAGTGTCCTGCTGCCTGCATGTGGTTGGGTCGAGACAGCCGGCGTGTTCTCGCCCGTTTCGGCTGGACCGGGCGCAGACGTTAAAACCTTGACCATCGGCCACTACAAAGACGGCAAACGCACGCTACTGTCAGGTGCGATGGGCACGTGGAAAATCGTCTGTCCGACTGGCAAGGTTGCTTACATTGAGTTCACCTTCACCGGCAAATACTCCAGCAACGAAACAGACACAGCCCTCATTGCTCCGACATATCCGACGGTGTCGCCGCTGCGATTCGCTGCCGGTGCTCTGACTTGGAACAGCGTCAACCTATGCACGTCGAACGTGGAAGTAGACGCAGGCAATAGCGTCATCATGCGGGAATGTGTCAACGCCAGTGACCGTTCTGGATACGTGTCAGCTCTGGTCACGAACCGGGCACCAGTAATCACTGCGGACCCTGAATCTGAACTGGTAGCGACTCAGGACCGTGATGCACTGTGGTTGACGTCGTCCGCTCAGGCCTTCTCAATGCGAGTCGGAACTACCGGAACATCCATCACGATCGCAGCACCGAAAGCCCAACTGGAAAACAAGCAGCAGGGCAACCGCTCGGACATGATGGTTGACAACCTGACATGGTTGGCGACTCAGGGCAGCAGTGCAGACACGGAACTGACAATCACTTTTGACTGAAAGAGTTTATGCCACTCGCGTTGGAACCGGGTCAGCAGTACCCAATCGTTCTGGACACTGACAAAGACAAGCCAGCAGAAAGCAGGCCGACGTTCTTCGCGCGGTCGCAGTCTATGCGAGGTCAGCAGTCCATCGGGACTGTGTTGGAACTGTGGACAAAAGATGATGACGTTTCAATCTCTGATCTGTTCGACGAAACGTGCAAAGTGTTGTCCACGGTTGTTGTCGGCTGGAAGCACATGAACGGAATGGAGTTCACGCCAGACGCCTTGCGGGACGTGTTGACGTATAGCGAGGCCCGGGAGGTACTTCGCAAGGCGATGTACAACCAGCACATTACGCAAGACGAAAAAAAAAGTACAGAGTAGCGGCGCTGATCCGAGGCGGAATGATCTGTAGAAGTTGCACTCGTGGTCAGTGTCGAGACATCAGCGAGAAACCAAACCTGCTGGAAATCGAATGCCCGTCATGCAACGGTGGCGGGTGTGAGGACTGTCAGGACGGAGTGTTTACTGTTGAGGGATGCCCGAACGGTTACTGTCGGTCGATTGTGACGTCAATTGACCTGATTGACCTGTTCGGAAAAGGGATGCCGCCGATCAGTGGCGGTGTGTTGGATCAGTCAGCAAGTTTTATCGACGCTGTTCAATTCTTCGAGTCAGAAGAAAGAAAAGTAGCGAATGAGCGAAGCAGTCGAAATACTTATCAAAGCTGACGATCAGGCGTCGCAGAAGTTCGCTACGACTGCGGAGAATATGGACAAGTCACTCAAACGAGTGAATCAAATCTTGTCCGGTCTTGAGGAACCTGCCGACAGGTACGCAAAACAACTGGAAGAACTCAACCAGTTGCACCGCGACGGCGCGTTGTCTGCAGAACAGTTCGCAGCCGCTCAGGACAAAATCAGCGCCAAGATGAACAACACCGGCGCAGCCATGAAGGACGTCGGTGGCAACGCGAAGAAAACGACTGAACTGGTCGGGACGCTGGCACAGTTGACCGGAAACACGGAACTAGGCAACTTCGCTTCTCAACTGGCTGGAGCAACTGAAAAGATCAGTTCTTTCGGCGAAGTCTCGAAGGCTGGCAAAGCCGGGGCACTCGCGTTCAAAGTCGGTCTGGTCGCACTGGCCGCCACCATCGGTTCCGCAATCGGTAAAGCAATCGGCGATGTAATTTTTGAAACAAAGAAATTCACCCGCGAACTGGAACGCGCCAAAGAAGCATCCAAGGAACTGGAAGACCGGCTGCAGAAAACCCGCTCCGTGATGATGGAGAACGCGAAAGAGGATATTGAACTGATTCGCGATCCGGACAAGAAACGGGCGGAATACAAAGCGTTACTGGACACGCTCAATAAAGACATTGAGATAGTCACTAAAAACGTAGCGACATCGCAGAAGGCAGCCGATGAATGGGCCGACGCCTGGCAGATAACCGGTGATCGAAAAGAATACGCGAAACAGGCTCAGGAGCAACTGGAAAACGACAAAGCTCGGCTGGCAGCACTGCGGGATGAACGCGACGAACTGCAAAAGATCACGTCGGAACGAGCCCGACAGAATGAGGAAATTGCCAAAGCGAATGAGGCGAAGGACAAATCAGAGGCGTACATCGCCACACTGAAACAGGAAGTGGAATACCTCGCAGCAACCAAAGAGGAACAGTTGCTGCTCGATGCCGCCCGCAACACGACCATTGAAGATCGTGGAGAAGCCGAACGGCTGCTGAAGGAACGCGACGCGATTCTTGCCAAAGCCGAAGCACAGAAGGAACTGGAAGAAGCTCAGAAGCGTGCTGAGGAACAACGCAAGAAAGCGGCAGAAAAAGCCATTCAGGACGCTGAACGCGAAAAGGAACGCATTGCCACGCTGATCAAAAGCGAAGAGCAAAAAATCGCAATGCAGAAGCTTGAGCAGGAGGAACGCAGCAAAGCCATGAAGGCTGCAGCGGACTCCGGGCTGATCGAGGCGCAGGTTCTGGAATTGATTGGAAACGGCATTGACGAGGTGACCGCTAAGAAGCTTGCGGAGTCCGAATTTGCTGCGGACGCACTTGTGAAAGCACAGGAAGCCGCAAAGGTGCAAGCACTGATTAACGAGGGCATTGACGAGGCAAGTGCCAAACGTATTGCAGCCGCTGAAGCGGAAGCCAAAGCCGGTGAGAACAAAGAGAAGTTCACCGATCAGATCAATCAGGAGGCGGAAAAGGAACAGCAGAAGATTGCAGAGTTGATCAAGTCTGAACAGGAACGGCTGGCACTGAAAAAAATTGAATTGGAGCAAGGAAAAGAGGCCGCGAAGGTGCAGGCGTTAATGGCTCAGGGTGTCGATCAGGCGACTGCTAAGCAACTCGCGGCAGACGAGGCTGCATTGGAAAAAGACAAAACTCCGCTTGCTAAACCAAAGGAGACAGGAGCACTGGTAGCCAGTGAATCGCGACTGCTGACGAGTGGACGAAACTCCGACCCGATGGACAAGACCAACAAGATTTTGGAACAGACGCAGAAGCACACACAGGAACTCGCAAAGTTCAACGCTCAGCAATTGGAACTGCAGCAAAAGATTGCTGAGAACACAGCCAAAGGTTCAAAACTGGTGGCCGTGTCATGAGCGTTATCAACGTTACACAAATGTGGTCTAAAACCGGTGGAAGTTTCTCCACCGAAAACTTTAACGCTTTTTCCGCGAAATACCAGATCACCGAAGCGTATCAGGTTCTCTGTGAGATTGGTGATGATATTAGTGTGCCAGTCACAGCAGTTGGAATTCCATCATTTGGCGAACAGCATCCGAGCGGTGCTTTTGCCTACGTCAAAGGATACAACGCTACGCCGCTCGGGCCGACGCTGTGGGTTGTCACCGTCACTTATGAGGGCGTTCCGGATCCCGCATTTGTAACGGAAGTTGTCGATGTGGAATGGTCAGACGTCACATCGACCGAACCGATCGACAGAGACTTCGACGGAAAAGCAATCGTCACTGCAAATAAGGAAAAGGTTGAGGGGCTGACGATGGAAATCGCAGATCAGACCTGCGTGATCCGTCGGCGATTCAACACGATCAACACTTACGCGATTTCTGCATATCGACACGCGACGAACTCAGACACTTTTCTGGGATGGCCTCCGGGCACAGCAAGACTGGTTGGGTTCTCCGCAAAAAGTCAGTTTTCCTACGGTGCACCGCAGGGCGGATGGGACGTAACTGCACGCATTCAGTTTCGCGCCCCACTGGCCGGAGCCACTGCCGCACAGGCATGGTACAAACGCTGGACGCACGAAGGTTATTACGAAAAAGTCGGTTCCGTGGTTCGCAGAGCGACAGACTCGCAAAGCGTAGAGACAGCAAAACCTGTGCTTTTAAAAGCCGATGGCACCAGAGAAACGAATACCGACACACCGCTGTTCAAATACACAAAAGTTTACGGTTCATTGCCGTACGACGCTTTAGGATTATTGTAATGTCCAACTCAGTGCGCACATTGTTTCGGCTCGACTGGTACGAAGATAACGCACTGTCGAGAAGCATTCCGTCCAAACAAAAAACCATCGAGACCACCAGCGGGCTAGTGTTTGACGCGACTCAGGTGATCGGCACAACGCACGAAGTGCTTGCCGTAGGCGACGTGACTGACGATGCTGTTTTAGTAGTCGAAAATCTTCACGCCACGGCACTGGTGCAAAATGGAAATGATGACGCATCGGTTTTCGTTCCAGTGATCGACATTCCCGCCGGATATCCCGCCGCAGTGCTTCCAATCGCGTCCAGTCTCGCGGGTTTGTATCTCAAATCTTCGGTAGCAAGTACGTCCGTGAGGGTGGCTGCATTTAAGATTGTCGCACCATGACGGAAGAGATTCCCGTATTGGCTGGCGAGCAGGCCCGGTTGATCTGGCAGGATTATTTACGCCGGACGCAGCAAGGAAATGGCGGCGGCGATAAAGGGCCACGACCGACCGGAACGCAGCCACCGATTGCGGTGATACTGGATGCGGCACTGGGCGTTGCTACGCATGCACTGACCGGTGCGACGTCGGCAATGGCTACTCGTTGCGATTGGTCCGTATCGGACGAGGAATACACTGAGGCACCTGACAGCGTACCACAGGTAAAAGTCTGGAACCACAGCGAAACCGACGAATACGAAATCAACACGTTCGGCAAAGCCGAATGGATCGACGGTCACTGGTGGTTTATGGGCGACTGCGGGCCGATGGCATCGAGGTGAGTAAATATGGCGTTTAAGGTGTGCTGTAGTTGTAGTAAAGAGCCCCCGGTAACGTTGCGATCGTTTAACTCTGCCACGGCTGTGCTGTTGTGGGAGGTTCCGAACTTTCGTGTTTCCGGCCGCAGCCCCGACTACACGCTATGGGGCTGGGGTGTGCGGCGGGTGACGGCATCCGGATACGTGCGACGGCAGTTTTATGAGATCGCAGTGTCGTCCGGTGGCACGATGCCCAGTGATTCCAATTTGTGGCCAGCCAAAACGAACCCGTCCGGATGGGGGTCGAATATCGTCACCAACGCGATTGATTTGGTGAAGGTGGGAACTGATGGCGTGAGAACGGTTACTAAGGAAAACTATCTCGTTTATTCCGAAACAAAACAGTCTAGCAACACGTCAATATGGGGGTCGATTCCCACTGCGGGAGGGGCTTTCGGTGTCAGTAATCCTACGACAGCTGGGTATTCATGCAACGATGATGGCTGGTGGATTACTGGCGGAGTGGGCGAGCCGCCGGGCATGGGAATAGGGACAGGTCTATATTGCCGAGTGCTTATCGAGGATGGTCCCATAAACGCCGACACTATGACATTCACGATTCCGGCACAGCATATTTTGAAACACACTGGAGCAGGTTCGAATGAGCCGAAATGGAATTTTCGTCGGGCATCGACAAACGCTAGTTTTCCACTATACGGGACCGCAGCTGAAATTGTCACTGCTCTGGAATCACTACCCGGAGTAAACGGTGTCATGGCAACGGGTGGACCATGTTGTGTATCAGATGTTACCGTCACAGTGGAATGGGATGACCCAA